GGGTGGTCAGTGATTGCATAGGTCAGTCCTCAAGGTGAAATTTGCGCGGATTACGATGGAGTAATCCGCGCAAATAATTGCATCAAGTCATCCAAACTGGTTAGGCGGCATTGCTACCATACAGGCCGCGAGGATTGACCCAGATAAACGTATAGCGTTCATACGCGCCAACCTTGAAGTTGCGGGTATCAGCATCGTTATCTTCCCAGATGCTGAGAGCTTCACGTTCCTGATGGATCAGGCCTTCCGCCGCATTGGTAGTGATGAACCACGGGCCAGTGCCAGTGAGGTACGGGTTGCTGACAATGCCACCGCGCAACAGCCCCTGGGTGTTGATGGGGTTGATGTCGTTGTTATTGCTGCCGACCTGCTTCGGAGTACCGAGGATGCGTTCAGCGTTGAAGTAGTTGTTCGGGTGAACAACCAGTTTATCCCCCATCAGCGGCTCGATGTACCCACGGTCGTTCTTGGCCTGCATCATGAGGATCAGCATGTCCTCAATGGCCGCCTGCGACAACTGTGAGTCCACAGACAGCTTGTTAGCCCAAGTGCCAGAGGAGAAGTTCGGGTGAGCAGTGTTCAGCAAGCTCACACCATCGCCGCCCTTGTAATTGGCATTGAACGCACGATTGAAGATGTTGGTCGCATTGATGTTTTTAGTCTCTGCAAATGCGCGGCGCAGGGCCTCCACACGGCCTTTGGTCAGCTTCACATAGAGGTTATCCTGCAGTTCCTCGTAAGTGACGATAATGCCCAGGCCAAATGCCACGTTAGTGCCGCGAACCACAAAGCCTTGCTGCATCCCATCGAAGGAGATGGGGGCGCCTTCTGGCTTGACAGTCGCCAGACCGAGGCCGACAGACTGCACATATTCTTCATAGTTCTTGGTACTGGTTTCCTTCTTGAACAGCAGCGGGGCGTATTGAGGTGTGCCGGCAGCGGCACTGTCCCACCAGGCTTTTACGCCTTCCCAGAGGGCCTTTGGGTAGCTACCCGTGTTGATAATTCCAGCCATTTTGATTTCCTTTTAATGGATTGAGAGACAAGCGTGAGCTGGGAGGCGATTACACGCCAGCAACAGCACCACGCAGTTCATGCATGTTAAACACAACGTTCCAGACAGCATATGCGCCAAAGGCGTTATTAGGCTTTTGGGTCAGGCCAACCAGTTTCAAATTCAATGTACTGGTGGTGGCTACGCTGGCGGTGTTCAGCACACTTGCGGAGTTCTGCTGAGGCGCCGTAGGATTCACCACAGTAAAGCTGGCGTTCTTGTTGGCACTGGTGGCGGTGAGTGCGTTTAGGCCATCATCTTGGAGTTCAAACATGATGGAGGGGTCATCAGCTACCAGCACATAGTAGTCGCGGGCTTTTGCGACTGGAATGTTCTGCGTAGCCAAGTCCAAGGTCGTACCCACCAGACTTTGGCCATTCGGAGTTGATGCCAGTACCCCGACAATAACACCACGAACAGTGTCAGTGCCGAGCGCCTTCGTCACCTGCGGGATACCGTTTGCGTCAGCTCCAGCCGCAGATTTCACAGGATCACCGACGTTGTACTGGTTAGTATTGTCAGTGGCCGGGATATAGTACATATTCGCAGCGCCATTCCACGACGAACCGTCGAGATAACGGGAGGGAACAAAACCGCGAGGGCTGTTTACGTTTGCCATTTATAAATCTCCTGAAGTGTGATTAGTAGAGCTTACTGGTCGTCGCCAACCTGCTGCTCATAGTGAGGATTGATGGAAGTGCTGGTGCCCTTCGGAGTATAACGTCCCATTCCAGGAGCTTTATGTCCACGGAGGATGTCAGCTTCCCATGCATCTGCTTGTGCGTGTCGGGCAGCTTCTCGAAGTTCCCAGATATCATCCGGGCATTTCAGCAGATATGCTCGCATCGGACTGCCGTCGGCACGTTTACCCACATAGCGGCTCAGCCGATTAGAAAGATCATTGTCGGCCACAATTCCCAGGGACGCCATGCCAACTTCACCAGGCTCCACAAAGCTGAAACCCTGATACAAGTGGGTTTCCAGCGAACCTTCGTCATCGTTGACCCAGAACAAGTGATGACCTGCTACCGAACCATTGACTGCGAGTTTGAGTTGGGGGCCGCCAAAGTTTCCAGCACGCTCACGGGCAGCCTGCACACGCGCTGCATCCCGCGTTGCGGCACTTTCTACTCCTGCTCCCCTTTGCACTGTCCCTGTTACTTCTGCCATGTGAATCTCCTGCTTGTGTTATGTGGATGCAGGCGCTGCCTGCGGTGACTATTGCTTGCGCTTGTGCGGCTTACTTGTTCCGTGCCCAGTAACTTTGGAGAAACTTCTCCTTGGTCATCCAGCCTTCTTTGACAAATTGCTTCATCAATTTCAGGTCTTCAAGGGGCAGGTCACGCTCTGTCTTACTATTGCTTGAGCTGGAGGCATTTGCAGCGCCTTCAACTGTGTGAGGGTTGGGAGCTGCCTTTGCGGCAAAGCGCCTGGGAAACTCCTCAGCCATTTTCGCTGAAATCATGTCTAAAAATTTGCGACCTTTAGCTGTTTCGCCATTTTTTACCATGTCGTCGCCAAGTGCAATAGCATAGGCGCGCAGAGTTGGCTCATCCTCAAACCACTGATTTCCATCCGCAATCCACTCAGCAAGGACAGGGCTGGGCGTGGGAGCTGTGGGAGCGGCAGGGGCAGTCGCTGGGATCGCCTTAGCTTCCTGCTGCTGTGCCTTGAGGGCGTCAATTCGGTCTTCCAGCTGTACCACAAGATCATCGTCGCCTTCTCGGACTGCCTGCGACCGCTGCACACGCATTGCAGCAATGGTGGCCTTGATCTCTGCGTCCTTTGCAGCAAGCGCCTCTTCATGAAACTTGACAAACGCTGCCTTTGTGCCTTCAAAAGAGGCGAGCTGAGCCTTCAGGGCTGCAATGTCTGCTTGCAGAGTCTTAACAAACCGTTCCCCACGCTCGTTGAAAGTCTTTGCATCCACCCAGCTGCTGGGATCGCCTTTGTACTTGTCCTTGGGCACCCAGCCTTTGCGAGAGGCTTCGGCGATTTCAGCTGCTTCAGCAGGATCAGGGGTACTAGCAGAGGCACTAGCAGTGGCATTACCGCCTTCTCCTTCCCCCTCTCCCAGTTCCTTCTGTTTAATAAGGCCCTCCAGTTCCGCTTCAATGCTTGCTGCGTCTGGCGCACCTGCCGTACCTGCTACGTTTTGTTCACCTGGCATGATTGTATCCTCTTATTCAGTATAATTTGAGTTTCTTGTGTGGATTACTCTGCCGTAATCCGCGTGAGAAACCCCTTGCTACAGCCCAGTCAGTTCCTTTGGCCAATTCACTCTGGAGATTATATCCAAATCACTCACAAAGCGATATTCCAGGCCGTCCAGTTCACTCTTGTGGAACTTTCCAACATACTGCCCAATGAGCACCACGTCTCCTACCTGGGCAAAGTCCGTACTCTTATCACTCCAGGCATCAGGCCCAATTTCTACCACCCTTGCCAGAACCGCAGTCGCTTTATTCTCATCGACAGTTTTTCTCGACAGGATAAGGCCACTTGCTGTAACCTCTTCTGCCTGCGGGCCAAGGAGAAGCACACGGTGGCCAGTCGCGCTGAAGCCTGACGTATTGCCTTCCGCAGGGCCTTTCGCCGCCCGCCATCCTGGGGTGTAGGCTGCTGGCCTCTCTGGGGGTGCCACCTTCGCCCCAAGCAGTTCCGCATAGTTCGCATTTGTTTTCATTCTCCAATACCTCCCTGAAATAACTTCATTGTCTCAAATTGATCCAGTAACTCCTTCAACACTCTCACGCCACCGAGCGCAGTTGCATTGTACTGCATGGAGAGTTCTGGGGTTGCTGCTACAAATTGCTCCGCAGCCCAGGCATCCTTCGCCTCTTCCAGACTGTCCTGGAGTTTCTTCATGAACTCTTGAGTTACTGGGTGGTGTGCCCATTCGTACCTGTCTTGGTCATTCAGTTGCATAGTGTATAACTCCGTTGGCTAGTTAAGCGGCTGCTGCTGGTGCCGCAGTTGTTGGTGCTGCCTGCTGCTGTTGCTGTCCTGCCTGTTGCTCTGCTGCCTTTTGCTGCATCTCCACATGCTTTTGCAGAATCCCCAGAGCCTTGGCCATCGAATCATGATGCACTTTCTCAGCCCCAATCTGCGCCTCAATCAGTGCTATCTGGTGCCCTGTGTCAACTCCCTGCGCCTCTGACAGCTCCTTCGTTGCCTTTGCTTGCAACTCTGCAATCTTGGCTTCATTGAGTTTCAGTGCCCCTTGCATCTCAGCAATTGCCAGCTGCATCTCATCTTGATGCTTCTGTGCTTCGAGAGCTTGCTTCGCTTTCTCCAGCTCCACCTTCGGATTGACTGGCGCAGGTACTGCTTTCGGCCCATTGGGGTCAGGGTACATCCCATCCACGTTCTCGAAGTCATGCACTTCCAGGAAGTTCACCATAACCTGATACTTGTCGAATCCTGGGTGCGTGTCGGCCAGTTGCAACAGCATTGCAGCCTTCGCTCGTTGCTGCGTTTGGCTCACTGCCTCCGCCCCTGCCGCCGGATAAATCCTAAACTTATTCACGTTGTAGTCATCTGGGGCCAGCATGGCATTTTCACTCTCTGTCAGCTCAAAAAACCTCCCAGAAGTCGGCAGATAAATCCTGTTCAATTCATACAGCTTTCTGATCTCTGACGTGAAACTCCGATGCATCCGGCTGTAAATTCCGCTAAACAGCATCATGCCCTGCTCCACGGTATTGCGGGAGGTCTCAGCGGGAGTATTCTGCCCCGGCGAGACCCCTGTCATGATATCTGTGGCCCCAGACAGCTTCTCACTGTACTGCACAAGCATCCCCAGAAGCTGGAAGAGTACCGCTGATGGCTCCCGCACGGGCAGTGGGAAGATGTTTTGGCGCAAGTCATTGCCACTGGAGTCCACCGGCTTCCATTCAAAGGGGTCAAACGTAGTCTGCCCTCCTTTGAGCTTCACACCCCTGCCCAAGAAGCCGCCGGCTGTCACCGCCATCGTCCCGGCATCCAACAGTTGATTCACCAGTGTGTTCACACTCTCATTCATTGGCCCCAGCAGTGATCCTAAACCCAATCCATACACCCCACCATCAGGGCTCGGGATGAACAAGTACCGTGTGAAGTACAGTGTCGGGTCAATCCTCACGATGTGGTTGTCTGCGGCTTGCTGGAGTTTGTGCGCCGCCTTCTCCAGCTTACTCTTCTCGAACATATCCTGAGTGCGAAAGCTCGCTTGCTCCAGCTTTGCAACCTCCAGATCATTCACCCTGTGCACATCGCCTGTGTCTGTGTACCGGGCAACAACTCGCAGCACCTGCCCACTCGTAGCATGTACACTGACAACATACGGCTCTTCATACCCATCGCCGTCCAAGTCCAGCCAGCAATGCTGCTCCAGCACGTCATGCATTCCGCTGGGCTCCACCACAGACCGGTGGATACCCTCAATATCATCAGCAGACTCTCGCAGGAGGTTTGTTTCCAGAAGCTGCTCTGGAGTCACATCCTCCAGCTGCAGAAAAATCCCTCTGCGATACCTTTCATGCAGATCGTTCTCGCTCATGGGGATGAGGTGCGTGGCCCTGCGCGCCGTGTCAATATCCTTGCAGAAGTAATCCACAACAAAGTTCGCTGCAGTGACATGCTCGGAAATATTCACCCCTCGCACAGCATCATAGTAGGACTTCTTGAAACTACTGCCGATGATGGATGCAGCCAACTTCACCTGCTCATCCATATCCCGCCAGTTCACATCTTCATCGGTCAACTGCATGGACATATGCCGTGAGATGCGCTTGGCCTGAGCTGCCTTAGTGCCTTTGGGGTCTGGGCCAACCGGTTCCACTCTCACCAGTCGCTTCCCCTTGGTCATGAGGCTGATCCGCGCAAGGAACTGTAATGCGGCAATGGTCAGCAAGGGGAACTTCACGTTAGCGCACCCAACCCAGGGGAAACTCTTTTGTTCCACCACCTGCAGTGCCAGCTCAATCGCAGCCTTTGTTCGTTGCTCCCAAGCAGCCCTGGAGTCACAGTCCAGCTTATACCCTGCCACTACCTGCCGCCCCAAGTCCCGCAGAGTTTCCTCCGACAGCAATTTGGCAATATTCGGAGACTGCACAAGCGACTCCATTTTCAGCTTCGCCGTCACTCTCCCACTTTCCCTGCTCCTACTGAGTTCTTCACCCATCACTGCTCCCTCTGCCTCTATCAATATCCCGTCACTGCACTTCTTCCACGCCCACCTTCAGGCCCCTGTCCTCTTGCATACAGCTCATCTTCATCCATGAAGTCCTCAGCTTCCATCAGGGGCATACTGTCAAATCCCCGACAGACAATAGCAGCGGAATCGAACTGGTCATCCAGCACCGCATCACTATAGCCAGTGAACTTCAAGTTCTCAGCTTCAAATCCTGCGTACCACTCTGCGCGCTTGTCGAACTTGCAGCCTCCATTGC